CAATGGTGGCATCTGGCCAAAGTTCCCCTGGTGTATAGCCGGCGAACTTTGCGATTGCGACTGCCGCTAGTGGCGCGCCGACTTTATCTACCAATTGCTCTACGATCAGGGGATGCGTTGGCATACAACATTTAGACTCGAATATGCAGGTCTCTGCTCTGACCCTCACCGCATCTTTTCTGAGCTGCATCATTCTTCGCTTGCGCAAGAACGTCCATGTTTCATTTCTAATAATCGAATGCGCCCAATTCTTAAATTTACATCTGCCATCAAAGCTAGGCAGAAATCTCCAGATTCTAATGAGTGCCTCCTGACGAACGTCTTCGATATCATCATCGTCGACTCCGTATTTGCGGATTAGGCCGAGCATTCCATCGTAGTACTTGCTGGTATACTCCTCGAAAATCTCTCGACGTTGTTCATCAGTCATTGTCATATTCACTCCTATCATCTATGCCTTTGTTTCTTAGAAAATACGAAAGAAGGAAAAGACAGTTGCACGCGGCATGGGCGAGGTGCGATAGGCCCGACTCCCTATCGTTGTCCTCCCCCATCATAAATGCGGAGATATGCCTTAAAAGCGCAGAGACTAACCTGCCCCATGGCATGCCGCTTTCCCAATTCCTTTCGCCGTATTTATTGGCGCCAAACTCCAAAACGCGCGCGACCTCCTCCAATGCATCGAATGGGAATAGGTGCCACCGCGATTTACTTTGGTCATGTTTAATGGCGTTCATTGCGCACTCTCCCGCGTTGTGTCGGCACTATAATTCGACTTGCCACTTGCGCCCTAAAAACGGATGGGTCTAAGCCTAGTGAGTCGCAAATCCATCGATACTTAATGCAATGTGCGTCATCCGGCGCATCGCTGGACAAGTCGCGCAGCCACCGCTCTGCGCCCTTGGCGTACTCCCGCCTTTGACTTGGAGTAACTGAAGCCATATCGAATCCAGCAACATCCTTCACGGCTCGCTCGACAATGGCCAAGAGCAACGATAGATATTCGTGCTCGGGAGCTGGGTGGGCCTGCTCCTCGGTCTCGTAAAAGTTTCTAATCATTACTCGCCCCCTAGCGCCTTAATGAGCCCGCCAAGTTCGCGCAGTGAGTCGATGCGCCCACGTTGTTGAAAAATTGCGTTATCGCTTTCTATTGATAGGTGAAATTTGATATCGAGAAGATTAACCTCCTCCCGCAATCTTCTTTGAATGATGTCTAGGATGGCATCAAACATGAATTGCGCGCCGGCTGCGAATGACTGAGCTCTGGGAAGCTTAGAACCACTCAACGGATATCTGGGCCGGAAGCCAGATATGCCCAGGTCCACCATCATCATCTCTTCCGCATGCGCTGTTCCCAGCTCCTCGAATACCTTCATATGCCTTCACCCTTAATTCAATAACCTCTAGTCCCGGAAAATGCTCACGCCATGGCGCAAGCAAAAATTCAACCTTAAGAATCAAATTAATAAATTCGCATTCGGTCATCTCTGGCCCGCATACCCCAACTTTGTTCTGTTCAATGAGCTAACAAGATCGTTAATCCGATATGTCTTGGCTTGATTCTTGTAGTGCAACTGCAATTTATGAAGAGAGTCCGATAGCTTCTCGCATACTTCGGCCATCACTCTATCTGGCGCAGACTGGGCAACCATTAGACTGACAGTGATTGCGATATTGCGATTACAACCATTAACTACGTCGCGAATAAGATTGATAGGATCGCAATTCTCAGATGTCATAAATCCTCCGTAGATGATTATAAAGTTGGCCCTCGATAAGTACGTCGTGCTTGTTATATTTAAGTATCGTGTCCCACTTCCCTTTCTCGTACCAAGTCGACACAAAGGAACCATCAACCTCTTGCCCCTCCTCCTCCATGAGCTCGAGGCCAAATGCATCACCCAGTTCTTTCATTGTTCCCTGGCGATTCAGTGGGAATACGCACATATCCACAGAGTCCCATTTGCCAAGCTTGTGCTTTAGCTCGACATCTGCCTTGGACATCCAGCGGGCCATAATTGGCAAATCGAAATTAAGAATATTAAAGCCGACAAGTTTATAGTCACTAAATTCGGACACGTACTCGGCGAAGAAGCGCGCAATCTCGAGCGAGTCATCGGATGCCACCCCGGCTATATTCGTAACCCCGGCGCTCGAGCACACGCCAAGCGAAACGCTGATTGGTCGACACCCATCTAGGCGAAATTTGTCGCTAGACATCTTGTCCGCCAGCCACTTCATTTTATGCTCCTCGAGCTTGGCTGGTATCGCGGCCTCATAGGCGGCAATCTTCTCAGGATCTTTATAGTTAGAAGGCACCTTCATTTCCGGCGCCTCGTACTCCCTGAGCAGTTTTTCAATTCTAGTTTGCGACGCTGGAACTGGTATCGTTTCCACGTCGAACACTATTGGGATTTTCTTTGCCATCTGCCTCATTCCACAACCTCTCAATCAAAAATTGAGTTTTTAGCTCTTCCCTAATTGGGTTTTCGCCATAACTCCTAAACCAAAAAATCTCACCCTCGTAACCCCGGCGCGCATACTCTTCCTGCACTGAGCGCAGCATTGAGCTATTGGTGTCTAGCGCAAGCAGATGTATATCGAGCTCTATAGTCGGGGCCGGATAGACGAGGCCGTACTGCAATACGGAGCGATTTCCTCGACCATTGAAGCGGGAGGACGTCAGCGCCTTATGTATGCTCGCGCCCATATCAGATGTGATATGAACAATATTGGTGAAGCGCGTAGGCTCTGCGCCTAATTGCGTTTTCGCATAAGCCTTAGACCACCCCATCTCAGCGCGAATGCGCGACCAATGCTCAAATCGCTCTCGCGAAAGGCTTAACGTCGCTAGCGCGTCGTCGTACTGCCGATATGCTGTCGTGTGAACCTGCATACGATTAAACCTCTTACGAGAATTAGCTACCACCATCGGGAGATAAAACATTAGTCAAAACTCACATCATCCGGTAAGTCATCTTCGCCGAGAGCGGTCCCCACGTAGTCGTCCTCGCGACCAGTAGCTTTTGGCGCAACCTTTGGCGCCGGCGCTGCGGTCTTTTGCGGCGCTTCCTCTGCCCCCTCCTCGCTTTGCTTCGATGGAGTCCATGATGCGTTTCTCTGGAACCGCTCATAGGTCTCATGCGCCATCGCCTTCATTCTTGCCCGCTCTTCTGCGTCGATAATGGGCGTGTAGTTCTCAACATTAAGGTGATAAAAAGCGCCATCCTTGGCAGGTGACAATTCAACCGTGAATGCGTAACAATTAACTCGTTTCTGCCCTAGCCATTTCCGATAAAGGGCTAGTGGCGAAGTGAATCGTTTATCTGAAGCAATGGAGCGACCAGTGAGCTCCATCTTGAAGACAGTTTGGCGCTCAATATCAAAGCCAAATAAATGGACTAATGGTTTACATGGCCCGCTTGTCCCGGCGTCCTCATTCCATCTAGCCTTTGGACACATTGGGATAAAGCCGTTAGCGGTTTTGATTGAGCAGAATGCTAGTGCGTTGTCTTCAGTGAGTTCAGCAACCTTCGCCTCTATTTTTGCCTTGTCGTACCCCTTGAACTTAGAAAGGATATTCACTAACCCTTCGCTAGTGAGCTTATTGCATTCGGGGGCTGCAATTTTCGGCGCGGGTGACTCGCCGTCGTATGAGCAACATGTGGTAGCGAATTTACCGCCGACTTTTTTGACGAGCTTGCGTCCGTCAGATGTATAGAGAATGACGGCCCGGATTGACTGAGCAATACAATCCTCGGAGATACGTATGCCGGGCTTAAATGCTGCCCGTTCTTTGTCGGTTGCATTTGGGGAGCAGTTTAATAATTTATAGAAAGGTGTTTTAGGCCGCTCTAGTTTGGTTCGGCCAGTAAATTGACTCTCCGTACCCTCAGACTGAATTTCACGCAGCGCCGCCTTTTCTGCCTCACTCAAACCCATATTCAACCCTTTTAAAGAACAATGTTTGATTTCTGTATTTAAGACTAGCGGAAGTCTGGTATGACGTCAAACATTTTTTTGTTACATAAAACATCATAATTTCTAGTCTTAAGTATATGGCAACTTTAGCTGAACTAAGAGAGCGGATTGATTTGCGGGAAGTAGTTGCCGAGACTCGAGATATTCAGGATAGAGGCGATCACTGTGTTACACTCTGCCCATTCCACAACGAAAAGACGCCAAGCTTAAGAGTTGAAGCCGATCATTATCACTGCTTTGGCTGCGGCGCCCACGGAGACGTGTTTGAATGGCTAAAACAAGAGCGCGGCTTTGATTTCCAGGCGGCACTCGAAGAAGCTCACGATATAGCCGGCTTGCCTTTTCAGAGCAGGGCGTCAATCGATTTAAGCTTTGGTATGCCACCTATCCCCGGCTTTCAGGAGCGTTTAAGGGCTTGTCAGGAGTGCATGAATTTTTCCGAACTTCTCATGCAGCTAGTGGCAAATAGATTAGGTAAATCAAGTAGATACATCAAAGTCGAGCCAAAGTTTGAAAGCAAAGATGTGCTACGGTTCCTATGCGACTGGTTTAACGTGCCATACAACTGGGAGGGCAAACTGTGGGCTCTGCGCGCCTGGGAGTCGATTATAGAGGAGAATTGTGTCGACATCTAAGAATCAAACGCAGTTTCAGCGTAGTCTATATAAGTGGGCGGCTAAGAATTTTTCTGATGGCTTCCCTCATTTGAACCACATGGGTTGGTGCTATGCAGTCGCCAAAAACCATTGGCCCGATGCGGCGCGCCAATTTCATTCCGCATTGATGAGATTAAAGGCAGATGACTTCTCGCCGGAAGCTACCCGAGAGTTCTTATCGGCATGGAAGGTTATCTGTAAACGAGTAAGAGAGTGGCATTTGATATGGGTCGATACCAGCGAGAAAAGGGGAAGCGGGGCGAGCGGGAGGTAGTTGCGCTATTTAAAGAGCAGGGATTTCAGGCGGAGCGAACGAGCCAATATTGCGGTCGCTCATCTGACTCTTCGGATGTGCGCGTGAAGGGTTTGCACGATTTCAATATAGAATCAAAGCTTGGATACTCCTCTCGCCTAGATAGCTGGTACGAGAAAGCTCTTGAGGAGGCGCCGGATAAAACTCCGCTAATTTTCCACAGAAGAGATGCCGGGACATGGCTATGTACCGTTTCCGCCGACTGGCTTATTGGAGTCCTGGCCCATGCCAAAAAAGAAGCGCTGTAAGAAGGCATACGACCGCAACAGGCGTAGCAAGCTAAAGGCAAACGGCAAGTGCGTTAATTGCGCTAAGCGCAAGGTCCTACCAAGCGACTCTGTGAGATGTCTCATCTGCACATTAAAGCATCTTGCGTATGGCAATCTTGGCAGTGCCGGCAGATGGAGGGAGCTATTGGTGCTATGGATACAGCAGCGTGGACGATGCGCCTATACACATAAGAAGATTCAAATCGGCGTCGATGCGAGCATAGATCACACCATACCGCGAACTGAGCACGACAACAGGGACATTAACAATATTCGATGGGTTCATAGAGACGTAAATTACTCTAAGCACGCCAAGAGCACTGCGGAATATATTCAACTTTGCAAGGAGGTGCTTGAGGGTTTTGGTTATAAGGTGAAAAGAGATGTTGATTAAATCATTCAATAAAAAAATAGAGTGCCGCAGTTGTGGCTCAAGTTTATTGCGTAAAACAGCCGATAGGATTAATTGTATGGTATGCTGCGCCGGACTGCCGGATATTCTAGGGCCGGAAGTTAAGGGCTTAGATTACGAGACGGTGCTCGGCCTCTTTGGTCGCGAATTTGGCCTGACGGAAGATATCTTGCCACGAATCAACAAGCCTGGCTCTAGCTTCTCGCTCATAAGATTCGATCCCGAAGATTACGTGCATATACGCAAGGAGCTAGAGAGAAATGGGACGAAGAGCAAAACCAGACCTAACCACCACTAAATTTTTCGGGCTAAATATTAGGCGCGGCGAGCAGAATATGCTCCATTACCTGCGCGTCAATATGCAGGAGTTTGGAATATTATTGTCCTTAAATCGAGAGTCGCCAGTGCTACGTCAATTAATCGATAGTCTTAAGCACTATAGAGACGAGCATCGGCTAATCACGGCGATAAGCCTTTCGGATGAGTTTATGGATCTATTCGATGCGGAAGTCTACGAAATGGTAACGGCTTTTGCAGGAGAGGCATATGTTTCTGCCCTATTTACACAGAATACAGATCCCCAAGAGTTTAACCTTCGATGAAGTAGAGAACTTCGTCAACGCCTCTATCTCGAAATTTATAAGTCAAGCCTCCGGTTTCTCACAGAAACATACGCCAAGCCTGCGCAATGTTGGCGATGGCGTCTATGAACTTATCTATATCAGCGAGGCGAAATATGAGCTCAGTGCCGCAATCAAGGCGAAAGTGGATACAGCCCCCAAGGAAGTACTCGACCAAATGGTTAAAGTCGCGACTGAATACAACAAACCAGCGGAGTTGGAAGTGGCCAAGAGACATCAGGGCGGCGCTGGAGTATCACACTCCCCGTCCAAAATTAAAGGGTGAGGTTGGAATATGGCACAACAAGCAATTCTACTGGGTGTTTACCATCGACGCAAAACACAGCGTCGGTATATTCAGAGCCTTCATTCCACACCCCCGTCTTTGGCCCAAGTATAAAATCGATGAACCAAAGTGGCTATATGTCAGAAGCCTTGCAATTCCCTATAGAGATTCGCAAGAATGGCTTGTCGCCACACGGACTTTACGAGCTATTGCGCTGGATAATAACAGACCTAGCCAAACACTATTGGTCAGGCTCATCAGGTATAAAGAGGCAAACATTGCCTTCGCAATTCAGAATGGGAACGTTTGCATTGGAATTGCGGATTACCAGGGAGCCGGCAGGGAATTCAGGATGTCGAGACGCAAGTTCTACTTCCCGCTCGGCTCGGCCCAGACCGGCTTTGACATTATTGAAGGGCTCATTAGGCAGCAAAATATAGATGGTGGGCTTCTGTATATGAGGGATGGTGACGAGATCGTTGAGGTGGATGATTGGTATGAGGAGGAGGCTGAGGAGTGACGCTATTCATTATTGACCAAGACATTGAGGCCGGAAAAGAGAGAAATATGCCGGCTGCATTGGCCTGTGCTATTAGGCAAGCCAAAGACGTCTTCGATGCCCTATTACATCACCCAGACCTACGAGTGCAGAGTTTGGCGGAAAGGGCGAGGAGAGACTTGCTTAACGCCTGGTGGGGGATAACAAGCGATGAAGAAGCTTAAGGCCCGCGACCTGCAAGCATTCTGCGACACGCTCTCGCAGTCAAAGAGCATCAACCTTCCTATGGTGGCAGCGACCCTCGGCCTAGACTTCTTTAAGCAGATTAAGCCTGAGATTGAAAGCAACGATGAGTTCCGGGAGAGCTTAGGGAGGACGCTTGAGATTCTAAAATATGAACTGTCTCAAAGGTTGCTTGAGGCAGCGCTTAATGGCCGGCCAAAGAATCGCCCCGCCCCCGAAATCTCATACATTAACGCCATTATTAAGATTATCGACTCCGGTACGCTGCTAGGTGTTAAGCCGATGGAGGCACAGATGGGAGAGGATAGTTCTGGTTTTGAAGAGCATAAGAAGAGGTTAGGATTGTGACCTGGCTTCTCCCCTACCTTTCATCTGGCGTAGTTAAGGGCATTGGACCAAAGACTGCCGAGCGCATATGCAAACAGCTTGGAGATAACGCCCTAACCCTCATTTGCAACGATCCATCCGGCACCGCTAACACCTGCGGCATCAGTTTAAATAAGGCTCTAGCTCTACAATCCGCGATGGCGCTTAGGGCTGATAGCGAGGACGTGCTCGAGCTCCTGATGGGTAATGGGATATCTAAATATATAGCCAATAAAATCATCGAGCATTATGGGAAGCGAGCCAAGTCAGTGGTAGAAGAGGACCCGTATCGGATGGCCCGAGAGGTGTATGGAATAGGCTTTGTTACAGCCGACAAGATAGCTCAAAAGCTTTCATTCTCAAAGGATTGCATTCAACGCATTAAGGGAGGGCTCCACTACACCCTAGAGCTCGCGACAGTAGAGGGGCATTGCTATCTGACTCAATCGCAATTGTTTGATAAGGCCAGGCAACTACTCAATGTACCATTTGGCCCCATAGATGACGCGCTCATAGAGCTTATCGCCAATAATGAAGTGGCTCAAGTTGGGGATAACTACTATCAATATAGGATCTTTAATGCGGTTAAAATCATATCGCAATTCGTTCATGATAGGCACAGGACCACATTATCAAAGAGCATCCCAAGCGAATTAATCAAGCAATGCCTCGAATCATACGAACGGGACAAGGGTATATCATTGACAGACGAGCAGGTCCGGGCTGTGCATGCGGCATACCAATCGGATCTTAATATCGTTACGGGCGGCCCAGGTTGCGGCAAAACCACCATCATTAAAGCCATATCGATGATAGCGCATAGCGCCGGACTGCGCCTAGCGCTTACTGCCCCCACTGGTAGAGCGGCTCAGCGAATGGGCGAAGTGTGCGGAATGGATGCATTCACTATACATCGATTGCTGCGTTTTGATCCCCATTCTAATCGCTTCATGTTTAATGCTCAATGCCCCCTACCCTACGACATGATAATCGTGGATGAAACATCGATGCTTGATGTTGTCATTGCCAGGGCGCTATTCACTGCCATCAGAATGGACGCCATAGTGGTGCTAGTAGGTGATAAAGATCAGCTACCATCGGTCGGGCCGGGGAGAGTCTTTGCGGATATCATAGATACTGGAATGGCCAAGACTACGATACTCAATAAGGTTTTCAGACAGCAAAAGGGCTCGGAGATAAGCCGCATAGCTATCGATATCAATGCAGGCACAATGCCGGATATCAGCCAAGAGGGTGGCGAAGCTATATTTATTCCACGCAATACATCAGCCAGCCTAGTTGCTACCATATGTGCATTAGTTAAGCGCACTATTCCAGATGATTATGGCTACCAGCTATCAGATACAATAGTGCTGACCGCATCTAATGGTGGCGATATTGGCACAGCTGCGCTCAATCAAAGACTACAAGCGGAGTTAAACCCAAGCGGCGACGAACTAGTATACCAAGACACTATATTTCGGGTAGGTGATAGGGTGTGCCATAGAAAAAATAACTACTTCATTCACCGCAATGGCGTATTCAATGGCGATATGGGCACGGTGATAGAGGTAGATAGAAAGAATATGGAGCTAGCGGTGCAGCTCTGGGATAACCGTATAATAAAGTATACAGCAAAATGGCTTAATCAATTATCACTAGCCTACGCCACAACGGTTCATAGGGCTCAGGGTTCTGAAATGCCCTGCGTTATTCTCGCTATCCAAGACTATCAATATCCACTCCTTGAGAAGCGCCTTATCTATACGGCGGTTACAAGGGCAAAGAAGCAATTGTTTATTGTGGGCTCCAGGAAGGCGCTGGCCATAGGCATCGGGCGCCTAGTCGAGCGCAATGCGGGGCTTATGGTCCCAGCCGAGAACGGTTAAGGCGCTCCATCTCTATCGCGCTTAGCCTCTCCATCGCCTGCGTCTTACGCTCGTCTCTGGCGTCGGCGTTCAGCTCCATCAGCAATCGCATACTGTCCGACTGTCTACGCGAGTATTCCCGCGAGTACTCGTCGGACTTAGCCTTAGCTAGTGCCCGCGATTGCTCGGCGGCCAAGGCTCGAGCTGGGTCGTATGGCTTCTCGTCCATCACCACATGCCCATTCTCGCATGGCGTATTTTGATACGTGCCATCACAATTATATATTTGAGCGGTGACTGCGATAGGTAGCAGCGAATAGATTGTAGTTAGTAAAATAGCGGCTTTCATGCCAATAATATCGGCTCAGTCCCGCCGATACTCAATCACAATTTTTCACAATTTAGGTTTTGCTTACGGAATCAACAATCCCTTTGTTTTAGCTACTATAACGCTGTTTTATTCTGCGTGCTTGACTTTATGGGCGCTTTCCAATAATCTCAGTTACATAGCAAGTTATTGATAACGCTGTTTGATTGGCCCGATAGCCAAGTGGTAAGGCAACGGTTTGCAAAAACCTCTCACTACATCCAAATAGACGAAATCAATACTGAAATTTTGACGAGTTCACAATCGTCAATCGCTAGTCTTAACTATGAGGTGAGATATGGCCACGGTCAGTAAGCGTAAGAATAAGTTCGTTGTACAGGTAAGGAAGGGCGGGGTGAAAAAGTCGCGCTCCTTCGATAGTGAATTGGAGGCTCAGAAATGGGGCCTGCTTCAAGATGCAATGATTGAAGAACGGATGAAGGAACCGGAGTCTGGTTGCTATACTCTGAGTGAAGCAATTCGCAGATACCGCGAAGTAATGCCCCCGCAATGTATCAGAGACCGCAACGCCCATCTTGTTAGCTGGGAATCTAAGCTAGGGGAGCTCCGCTTAAAAGACATTACTTCGGCCAAGGTTGCAGAGATAAGGGACCAACTGCTTAATACCCCCTCCCCCAATCGCGAGAGACTATCCCCTGGGACGGTCAACCGCCACCTCACTACATTGGGCCACATATACAACATGGCCATCAGGGAATGGGAATGGGCGCGAGATAACCCAGTATCAAGAGTCAGAAAGGCCAAGGAACCAAGAGGTAGAACTAGGCTATTATCCCCGGAGGAGCGGGCTGCGCTACTACATTCGTGCGAGATAATCGGTGCGGATCTACATTTGCTCGTCATTTTGGCATTATCCACCGGCGCTCGCGCCAGTGAGTTGCTTGGCCTCACATGGCAGGATGTGGACCTTGGCAGTAACGCATCCCTAACCTTTAGAGATACAAAGAATGGCGAGACTCGTAGCGTACCACTAGTCGGCGAGGCCCTTGCGAAACTACATTTGTGGGGCAAAGTTAGGCGCATTGACTCGCAGTTAGTTCTACCATCCTATGATAATCCGTTTAAGCCCATAGCCTATCACTCTCGGTTTAAGCGCGCTTGTCGGCTTGCGAAACTACATTCGTTTAGGTTCCATGATTTACGCCATGCAGCTGCATCCTATCTCGTAATGTCTGGTGCATCATTGCGGGAAGTCGCTGAAATACTAGGGCATAAGACCATGAGCATGGTTATGCGTTATTCCCATCTTTCGACTGAGCATTTGCGTGGGGCGATGGAGCGCATGAGCGACTCTTTTCGAGATTGTTTAGCACGCTAGTCACTCGCTCTGACCATATATTAATTAGTTCAATGTCGCTAGCATCCAAAATGCCAAACGTTTTCACTGCTACGGGTAGCGGCTCGATATTGTTAGCGCGTTTTTTGCTCATGTAATGCCCTATCTTAACTGTAAATATTCCTCGAATGTGACAAAATGTTGGCTTCGCATAATCTCCCGCATATAATCAAGCCGATCAATGTCCGGCTCAAAAAGCATATATATGGGCCATGTTGACAATTCCCGCGCTAATGTCACGCATTGCGATTTAAGCCGATGCTTGAGCACTAAAAGGCCCGTAGGTATATGATCTAAGGCCCATGTGCCCTTGAGGTTGCGCAATGCAAAATGTTTTACGCCCTTAATAGGTTGCCCAGTGACAGGCTTTAAGCCTATGCCACCAGGCTCAGATATGCAGATGTTATATTCAATCAATTTTATTGCTGCCATCAGTTTAATAAATCCCTTTCTAAATCGATGCCCATACGGTTATGCATAACCCAGTGACGCAATGCAGCTATAGAGGCTTCTGCGCTCAGTAGCTTCACTAATAGACCATCCCAATTTTGAGCCTCAAGAAGTGTTAGGGCATCTTTTGAATGCTCTAAATGTCGGCGATATAGGCCTATTTCATATAGTGCCAGTGCTGTATGATAGTTTTTTGTTTTCATTCTTTCACCTCATTAATATATAAACCTATAAAATCAATAATTTGATCGATTGAATAATATAGCGCATGCAATCTTTTTATTTCAGAAAAGCAATCGGTAAAGCCTAATTCGTACGCGTCACGCGAGGCGCGCAAAGCTATGCCGCCCCCATAGTCTTCATAAAAACCATTTGCTATACATTCCGCTCTTCTACGTAGTTCGCTTTTACTCATCTTTTTACCTCATTAAAAAACCTCTTAAACGTCGCTTGCGAAACTACATCCGCAATGTGCCAATGTCCCCGAATGAATTCCGTATAGAGTGCAATACACCTTACAGTGCCGTCGACGTCATATACCTTAGTAGCGCGGTATTTTTGGCCTCTATGATACCCTTCTAGGCCATGATTGCCGAATTGCTGAAACGGTGACTTGTGACAATGTATCTCAAAACATGCCATAATTTTTACCTCTCACATAACGTTTAAGTATTTCGAGTAAATCGATTAAATCGCCCGATTGATTGCCTAGCCCGTGAAACGTTTCTAATGCCTCGTAAACTAGTTCGAGCGCGGCGCGTTTACTCATTTTATTGAGCGATTCAATGCAATAAGATCGATTGCCGTTTACCCAATTTGAGCGCATAACTTCCCAGCGATTAACCATAGATTACCTCTATATACTTGCTAAATATTCTCTAAATGCTGCAATGGCCTCGCGCTTTGAGTAGCCGATATAGTGCATGGAAACGCGATAACCATTGTGCATTGTGCTAATGCGGATTCCTTGGAATGTTTTTTCGATTGTCATATAAGCCCTAGAAAGTAGTGACACGATTGCATAGTAAATCCGCTATTTGATTAATGCGTCGCTGTGCTTGTGTTGCCGTGCGCGGTAAACCCTCACGAGTACAATTATCGCGCATATCGATCCAAGCATTGCGAAGTGTACGCAATTGATCGCCATCAAGATCATCGCGCTGTAATAGCGTAAAGCTACTTGCCTCTAGAGTTGAAAACTCCTCTATTAGTAACTCTATTGCCTCTATTTTCGTTCGTGGATTTAACATCATAATCATAACCCCTATAAAAATTCTCTAAATCCTCATCATCCCAGTCGCATAACGGCACATTTGATATGTCATCAGCGATTGAATAACGGTGAAGAAAATAGAGATTCGACCATTTAGCTCCTTGGTAATCCTCAAAGGAACCGACTAGGCTAATTTTACTAGGTGACATTAGGGCAAACTTAGAATTGAGCGTTTTCAGCAATCGGACTCTATTGGCATGGCCTTTAATATAGGCGAGACAGTCACGGGTGAATTGCAATGTGTCGGACTCGTATTTGTCGCCATAATTTGAAATAATGCCATTGTGCATTAATATGTCTTCAGTAAATGAAAACACGTCATAATCGAATGACTTTTCATGCGTAGTCACTGGGAAAGGGTGACACATTAAATCACTAACCTCGCCATGGGTTGCATAGCGTAAATGGACTAATAACTCTCGATTACCATGGGCCCACATACATAGATCATCAAACGAGAGGCCTTTTTCGCAAAACACTCTGTTATCCTTGCGGTACGCAATGCCTATGCCATCAGGATTCATAGTGTATGCATCGAATAATGTTTCGAGGTCTAATACCGTTCCTTGAGGTTTGTAGATAATTACGCACATAGATTTTTCTCCTTAAAGTATTCGATCATGAGGTTATATTGGGCGTGTCGCTTGCAGAATTCGCAAAAATAGCCCCATGAATTCTCATTACTGCAAGCCAATAACGAGTGCGAGTTTACAAAATGTACTATGGCGTCGCAGAATTGCAGCGAGGCTATAAAACGAGGAAAATAGAGTGTTCCGCTAAATAGGCGTATTTCGACGGTGTTATAATTCTCGAAATTAACGGCTACATACCGACTGCCTGTCTTCTTATCCTTGAGATATGTGGCATTTTTAAACTTTTTGCGGTCGACATCATCTATTTGACAATAGCCTAAATCACGGCGCTTGCTAAATCGAACTAATGGAATCTTGTTACGCTCAAAGAATTTTTGCAGTTTTAATTCATATGCCCGATCATTTTTAATATCTTTGAATGCACTACGATTGATATGCACATGCAATCCGCATACCTTAGCATCATGTGAGCGCGCGCCGTTATTGGCTAGTGCTTTGAGTATCTCGCGCCATTTTAGCCATCGATGAAATTGCAATGTACATGGCTCGGTGACTAGTTCGGCACCACTAGTATAGTCGTCGCTACTCAATGAGCCGTCATATTTCCATATATATTTACTATTGAGATTTAGCGATGTAACCGCGCATGCAATGGAATTCCATTGGCCTAAGTCAAAACACACTTCTAGTTCAATGCCTAAATAGACATTTGAATAACCTAAGCTTTTACGCTCGTAGTCAGATTCCCAGAATGTAAGATTGCTAGGCTTAGTTGAGTATGAATATATGGTGTAAGGATCTAAATCGGCGCATGAGTCGACATCGTCTTCGCTGCATTCATTAGCGAGTTGTTCGTCGTAACAGTATTGACATAGACCGTCACCGCCATAATTATCAATATGAATGTTGCGATCGCAACGTTCGCAATAGGTATGACAATCTTGGCATAGTATCTCGCCATTTATGCGCTCATAACCGTCATAATAAGGAAAGGCCGGTTCACTATCAGGATGATGGCTAACCTCGGCACAATTGCTACAGTTTGAACACTGAAATTCATTAGTAACCTCAGATTGATTGTAGCAAGCCTCGCAATGTGGCTCATTGGCTAGTCTGTCATGCGTGAATATATCCGCATCGTCATGCAGTGGATATTCACAACATGCACACCGCGCTATAGGCTCCGATTCTGACTCATTATTAATTATTGCTAGTGATTCCGTCATATTTTCACCGTTCAAAACAACGTGCTACTGTTATGATAGCAATGTTCGACCAATCGGCGAAAAAACTACATACGAAATTCTTGGATTTTTATAGGGTAGAGCGTTATTCTGTGAAGTGAGAAAAGATGCAAGGAAGCGCTGCGAGTAGTCGCGTTTTATGCCCATACAAGGATAAACAGGAAATATCCCAGTAAAAGACACGCCATGCACTATGCTGCATACTTCTAGTTTTTTTCTATATCATATAGCACTATGCAAACTTTTCATAGTAGTAATATCAATATGTTACATTGGTGAACATGGCCTAAGTTATTGGTATCATTAGTATTTCTAGTATTTTTCTATATACCCCGCTGCAAAGGTAGGTAACGGTCTGTTAATCCGTCATTGTACCTGTAATATCAAGGTGTTAGCCTATTCAGTCACAATATAACCGGGCACATTACATTGATATGTAACATGTGGAATTGATTGGCATTGTGTGTGCTATGTGTGTGAATAGATTGGAGAATGGAGTCGCAGCCCGCCCTCGCCCACTATTATGATTTCGATGACTACCTGACAGCTACAAAAAAAAATAAAATCAATATGTTACGCCGCGTCTTTATTATAGCCACCAGCACGATTACCAACGGATAAGTGAGCGGATTTACTAGAGGAGGTCCTGAGCTCCGATGGTGGATTCGCGAACTTATCCGAACAGGTCGCTTCATTTTGGTGCTTTTTAGTATCATTTGAGCAATGTTTGAGGCCTTTTTTGATATCTCCGATGCTGATTTTACGAGGCTCGAGTTTGAGCGCCCGAGCAATTGAGGTGTGATGTACGCCGCTCTCGAAAGCTCGGATCGCCTCCTTGCCATCGGGGCCAGACAGATCGTAGTCATGGATAGAAGAAGGAATGCGGACCTCCGCTATTAGTCGCTTCAGGAACTTATATTCTAAGTCATCAACCCATGTACAGTTTTCGGGATGCCAGCCGGCTTCCTTGATTATACGCATCAGGCGATTCTCTGGGCGATACCCGCTCTTACACGACCAAAGAGCGAACGCATACCAGCCATCGAATGACTTACGACCGCGAGCCCGCCATTCCTGGCAGACGTTACCGTTGCGCTTATGCGATTTTAATAGCTTGAGCCAGCTCTCATATAGTGGCATAAGTCCTCGATATATCAGCCATTCATTGTCAGATACGCCTACCTCCTGCCCCGAAAACGTCGTAAGTTCATTAAGCTCATCCTTAGTTAGCCGCTTCATCATAGAAAAAATAACCTTTATTCAATTAGTTAAAATATGCATATAAAGAAAAATTGATTGATGCAAAATTCAGATTTTGAAATGTCTAATGATTTCAACCCCTATGACAAAAAAGTTCCCGGTATAATAAGAAGAGAAGGCGCAAGCGCCGGAAAGTACGCTTGCAGAAGCGCGCGACCTTCCTAGCGAAGCGCCCCATGTGAGTAGTGTGTTATTGTTTAAGTGTTTAAGTTTGATTAAGCGTTTAAGCATATAGCAAATTGTAACATGTAGAACACGGTTTTAGAAGTAAGGCGTTAGCACATATAGTGAAGCTACTAAACACTGACGGTTTAGTCGCCTTCACCGACAGTCTTCTTCTTCATTGCGCCGAAGGCGTTTCCTAGATGGCTAACGCAACAAGCAAACATAACAAGCTAGCAATTAACACTAGCAAGTGTGGCAGCAAGATCGTGGCAGCAATGCAACGCGTGTGCCCGCAAGTTATGTAAGAAATATCATGCGTTTTTCTGACCAGCGCATAGGTTAAAGCTCAATTTAGATTTTGCCCCCAAGACCATTGTCCCTCAGACGGTATGGCTACTTAGTATGTAGCAGAGGTCTGCTCGGGGGCATGTTATTTACGAACACTTTTCCCTCGACCAACGGAAAGTATATATGACAGATTCCAGCTCGTCCGAGCCCTTAGTGGTAGCTCGCATACGCGGAGATAAACCCACCTTTACTCCCGTACTCCCTTTCAAGGAGTTGTTCGACGCCGTTCAAGATAAGCTACCCGTGGATAAGGTTTATATTGTCCAGGAAGGTTCTGGCGGCTACGCCTTCAGGGAAGTTGGAGCGCTCATGGTCACATTCCAGGCCATCGGGGAAAGCCTGCCCCCTCCTGAGCCTCCAGCCCCTCCCACTTTTCAACCAAAGGAGAAACGAATGACCAACGAGCAACCTAAGAAGGAAGTTAAGAAGGCGCCAAAGAAGAAGGTGGTAGCTGAGCCGGTAACGCCTCCGGCAGATGCAAAGAAGACTATGGCGGGCTCGATGACGGTAGACACGTTCACGCCGGCTCAACCATCTCAGGCGAAACAGTTTTTAGATGAACGACTAGGCTTTGATTAATATGCCAGATTTAGCAACTCCACTCACTCAGGTAACTAAGGCGCATGGCGCCCTTTCGACATCCAATGTCGAATGTTACGCAGCTCTTAATTCCGGGTCTAAATACGTCAAGATATCCGCTTACAATGATACCAATCAGGACGTCGATATTACGGTAGGGGCCGTAGCTATTCAACGCTTAAAGGCTGGTATGGGCGTTATCTTAGATGATATCGAGACGGAACGCGCTCTTGGCGTTACCCCCGCAGCCGACCCGACCAGCGGCACATTTTACATGACCGCATACACGAGTTAATATGAGCGGTTTTTTTGGTAATCCATACATCGTAACGGGCACGCTATCACTCACCACGCCCAGCGTCAACAATCTTATAGTTGGCGGCAGCACGCCGGTTACTGGCCTTACTACCGCCCCAATCGAAATCCAATCTAACGGTTCCGCCGTTGACTCACTAAAGATAGTTGGCTATTCAACCGTGGCGGCCAACGGTGCCTATATATCAATAGGCAGGACGAAAAGCTCGGCCCCTAATACAAATACGATAGTCGCAAGTGGCGACATGATTGGGTCCTATGTGTTTCTTGGAGCGAATGGCACCAGCTATACTCCTTGCGCGGAAATGAAGGTGATAGTTGACGGCACCCCTGGCGCAAGCAATGATATGCCGGGGCGATTTGAGTTCTATACAACGCCCGACGGCTCAGGCACCCAGCTTCGTAGGTGGGATATAAATGCCGTAGGCGCGCTATCTCAGAACGCTACCAATGGCGGCCTCTTGGTCTTTAACCGCGCCAACACCACAATCAACTTCGCAGGCACTATGGGCACATCCACCAAGGCCCCGCAAACAGTAGCCAACGACGGCTGGATAGAAGTACAGGTAGCTGGGGTAGCCAAGTATATCCCATACTATAACGCGTCGTAGATTAGGACAGATTTAAATAAACTTGACAGCCCCAGGCTCGTCAATGTATTATCCAAACTAGATATTAAACTAGTGAGGATGAAATGAAACGAGAAGACCTTCAGACGCTCTATAATATCAATATCGGGCTCAATGCGGCACTTGATGCCGTAGCGGAGGCTGCCGGTATTATACGCCAGCTTAAGCAAGCCGTTGACCACGTAGCCAAGCAATTAGATTTAGAGCTACAGATATTCGAGCAGAAGCGCGCAAAGCGCGAGGAGTCAAAGAAGTGAGGTTTCTATTCCTCCTTCTATTCACGGCTTCGGCCCACGCTCAAATCATCAAGCTTCAGCCAGTATATGTGCTGACTGCCGGTAAGAGCACCATGAACGCCGCGAGTTATTATCACATGCTGGATGACTCGGTAACGACATTCAGGGGCGTAGGCATTCTCATTAAGCGATTAGGCGTTAAGGTTATAGAAGACCCCTGTCCGCAATATAGCTCGCTCGATACGCAGACCTCTAAGCTATATTGCCTCGGCATAGTAGGCCGCAAGCTTGGGCTGATTAAAAACAGACAGATCACGCATTTCACACTACCGCTCGCATTCGATGGCTCCGGCAATCGATACATAGCGGGACTTGCTCGCAAGACCTGTGGGCTTAAATACGGGCGCTTTGCCTACCTCTACTCTTACTCAATGGCCAATGCTGGCGATGTAAGTCAGTCAGGACAGGCTAGATATAATCATTCGCTGACCGCAATGATACACGAGAACGCCCACGCGCTTGGCGCCGAGCATGACGATTCCAACCCGAATCTCATGCATTCCGCCGCTAACCAGTTTACAGATAAATATTGGCCATTAGGTTTTAATGCACTGGCCATCGAGCAGATGAGACGCTGCATAAAGTGATACATGACCGAATCCCCAGACTCTCGCGTCCGAAGAATTGGGCGAGAGTTGGAGGCTATTCGGGCCAAGGATGGTAATAAGGTTTTTTGGCGCTTAGTCGCCGAGACATGCAAGAAGGACCTATGGTTTCTTGTTAGGGTAGTCCTTAGATGGGGATGGCTTGACGAGTACTTGGTCGGGCAGGAGATGCTCGACTTCTATGCCAAGAACGAAGGGAAGGACACGGCAGTCTTCGTTCCTCGTGGTCATGGCAAGACACTACTTGTAGCAGCTCGCTGCATTCAAGAGATAGTCAAAAATCCTAATATGGCTATCATGTTTGCCTCCGCTACGGAGGATCTTGCAGATAAATTAGGCCAAATGATTGGCCAAACGCTAATGGAGAACGATTATCTCCAGAAGGCATTTCCCGGCATTCTTCCGTCCTCACCACAGGATGTCGCTCAGTGGGGCAAGCCAGGATACGCGCTTGCTAATCGGCAACCTCGCATAGACCCGACGCTATTTTGCGCATCGCTGAATACCAACGTTACAGGTCGCCACCCGGATATTATTTTTCTGGATGACTTAATCGTCCCGAAAACTAATAGCCCGATAGGCTATGAGAAGGTCGAGCGCTTCCTACACGAGATAAAGATGCTTCTGCCACCGCAGGGCATTATGCATATCACGGGCACTCGATACCATGACGCGGATACATATTCCAAGATTCTATCCGGCAAAATCATCGGCAAAAGGGGGCCGTTCGCAACTCTCATTCGCTCCTGCTTTATTGATGACATGCCCGCCAAGGGGCTCACGTATCCATTCAAAATTAGATGGAACATGGAGGAGCCGACTGGTTATACGCTTGAACAAATTGAGTCAATGCGAAGGCCAGTGAGCGAGGGAGGTCTTGGTTCTTTCTTCGATGCTCAGATGAGAAATGATCCAGCGCCAGAAGAGCGGCAGGATATTAGGCTCTCCGATATAGTCATTTACGACTCAAAGGATAAGCCAAAGATTGGTCCGGTACGCAGTTTCGGAGTTGAAATTGTTGGAGGCGGTCGCCCCATCTATCAACAGCTCGTCGAGAAAACGGAGGAACTGCGATTCTGGATGCCGCTTCACGAGATAGACGTGCCGCGAGATAGGAAGCAGACGAAGGCTGACAGGATACGCTCTGTTATGGAGCCGGTTATTCGAGAGGGTCGCTTTCGTTGCCAGAAATGGATGCTTGATGTTTCGTCTAGAGAAACGCTCGGCTACGAGATTCAGCGCTTAGGCTTTGCAGAGCATGATGATATTGCCGACGCAGTACATAACGCAATACAGATGGCGGGTGGTTCATTCCCCGCTCATGGCGAAGAAGCTCATCTTTACATCGCGTGCGATCTTGCATGGACAGAGGAGCGACGGGGCGACTTCACGGTCGCAGCGGCAGTGGCAGTTGATGAATTCAGAAACTACTGGCTCATCGACTACGACAGATTCCAAATCTCCTCGCCCTCATCTCTCTGTGATCGCTTAATAAGTTTTTATCGCAAGTGGGAATCCGACGACACTAGGCCGTCGAAGCCCCGCAAAAATTTTGCCCTTAACTATAGGTAGACAATGAAAAAGATTAAAAAGTCTAATCACACAAGCTCAGCTGTTTCGGATGCGAAGTCAGCTAAACAAATTACTTATGATGGCGGAAAGGCCATGATGGTCGGTGGTTCTGAGAAGAATCAATCCATTGCAGGTCTTAAAAACCTTGTTCCTGACCTCAAGAAGAAGTAATGAAAAAGCAGGATGCCGAAGCGCGCAAGGTAGCCTCGATAATTAAACTTATCGACTCTTGCGACAAAGACGTGACCGCTATCAAAGCGGGCTGGCAAGATTCTCATAATCTCTTCCAGCATGGTAGCGTCTTCAAGGATAAGCAGAGTTGGCAAACCCAAGCAAGCTTAAACCGCTTTCAGGCATCCATTCGCTCGGCCCAAGGCCAGCTGATGAGCACACTCCTCCAAGGAACGGATTGGTGGTCGCTCAAGCCTAAGTCGCCTCATAATGCGAAGGCCAACATATTACGCAACGCATTCGAGAAGGCGATTAATTACTATTTAGAGTCTGGTAATTTTAAACGTCACGCAGCTACGTTCTTCCTAAACTCTCTTATTTCAATCGGTAATTTATATGTCGGTTGGAAATATAAGATGGTTCAGAATCCCGAGTACGTACTCGAGAAGACCCGTAAAGAAAGAGCCAAGGAGCAGGCGCGCAGAGCCAAGCTGGTCGCCAATCCCGGAGTCACTGATGAGGTGGCGCCAGTGGATATTGTCGACGATTTAGTCTCTGCGATAGAAGATGTTAAGACCCTCGCAACCGGTGAGCCGATTGTAGAGGATAAGATACCCGAATATGTCCAATATGGGTGTCTCGACTTCCAGAATCCGCACTTCCAATTTTCTTGGTGGGACCCGAACACCACATACATGGAAGATTCGCCATGGAAGGCCTTTGGCTGTGAGAAATCACTGACTACGATTAAGCACTGGGCCAAACTTGGCTACTTCAGCCAGGACAGAGTTAATAAGATTGCAGAAGCGCCGCGCGGCATAGACGATCAATATGAAATAGCTAGGCTTAGCGCTAAGCGCGGATATGGCTCACTAGTCGACAATAAGAGCGACATGGTGGAGCTAATTTATTACTACGGCCCACTGATAGTTGATGGAGAAATCAAGAAAGATAGATGGTTTGCAGTTATAGCAAATCGCTCCACGATTCTTAAAGAGGGCGCATATCCATACTGGGAGCCGCCAGGGCATTTAACGCCGATCATTAATAGCGCAGTTAAAGAAATCCCATACATGGCCACCGGCGCAGGCATCGGTGATTCGGCAAAAGATTTACAGCGTACATACGATTCAAATTTCCAGCTGGTGTGCGACACATTTAGAATGGGCATTGCCGGCGTGAATGTCGTCGACCGACAAGCGCTAATTGACAAGAGCGCACTAGATGAGGGCATTGAGCCCGGTAAGGTCTTGGAGGTTCGCGGAGATCCCAAGAAGGCCTTCGCTAGAATAGAGCTAACGTCCAATCTCGAAAATCAAGTTTCGCCAGTTCAAGAAGTTATCCGCCAGGGGATCGATATGGGCACAGGCCTGAACGATATCGCCATGGGCGCGCCAAATGCACGGTCTCGTACAACCGCAGCAGAAACTAACGCACGCATACAGGGTGCGCAGCGCACCGTTAATACCGTCGCCATGGACCTGGAGCAGAGTTTCCTTATTCCTCTTCTTCAAAAGGTGTTCGCTAGATTTCTCCAGTTTGGCCTACCCGAGATTGAAAGCAACTTTGAACTCCAGAGCTTAATGACCGACGAGGAGCTCCAGGAGTTAAGTTCGCTCAACGAAAGCGATAGGATGATGATACTTAATCATTTCTACTCCTTTCAGGTTCGTGGATTCACTGAGCGCGAAAATGACAATGAGACCCTGATGCGCTTAAACGAATTCATGCAGGTGGTTTTTAGCAACCCAGCCGCAATGCAGATGACCAATATCGCGGAGGTTCTGCGCATATGGTCCAAATTATCTAAGCTCGATAAAGAGGGCGACATCGTGGTTAGCGGTACTCCATTCGAGCTAATGCAGGCAGAAACGCAAGTTTTATTATCTGGACACATGGTGGTTCCATCCGAGCAGGATGACCACGAAATGCACTTACAAAATCAGGGCGCTTTAATGAATACGCCCAACGCAACCCCGGAATTGCAGCAGCATATTATGATGCATCAGCAGGCCCTTATGCAGATACAGGCAATGCAGCAGCAGCAACAGCAGGGCTCTGGCGGTAATGAGCCAGTTCAATAGTACTGAACAAGGATAAAAAATGAACGCCCCGACCAAGCTTCAAATGGAGGCAGATCGCGTCTATTCCGTGGTCTCCTCGCTTCCATATCAGGACACAATCGGCCAATGGCTCAATGACATAAAAGACTCTGCGATTCTCGAGATGGCGCAAGAGGATGAGCCAATCAAGAACGCTAAGGCTCGTGGTCGGTTTGCGGCAGTTTCAGAAATTTTAGACCGAATCGATGCGGTGATGCAACGGCGCGATGCCGAGACAAAACGCCGCATGCAGCAATTACAAAAGGAACGACCAAATGAGTGAACAAGAAGCAGCCCCAGTAGCACCAGCAGCGAGCAAGGAGTCTACTCCGCCGCCAGCGCCAGAGGCGCCAAAAGCCCCGGAGGTAGATACCGAGGCAATTATTAAGCGAGCCAAAACTGAAGCGATTAAGGAGGCAGACGCTAAACTTAAGCGTATTGCGCAAGCAATCACGGGCGAGAAGGAGGAGCCACAAGTTGACCCTCTTCTTGTTGCCTTCGCGAAGAATCCGGCTGGGGTCTTGGCGGAGGTGGGAGTAGCAGCAAAAGAGCAGATTAGAGCCGATTTACGCGCCGAGCAGGAGCAGCAGGCCAAGTTAGCTAATATCGCTAAGCCATATCTCGAGCAGTATCCAGAAATGACTCAGCACATGGATACGGCCAATGCCTACATGCACGAGGCGCTCGCACGAAAGGTGCCGTTAGAAGAAGCCGTCAAGGGCGCCTTCGAGACCACGGCCAAGAAATTAAATCTCAAAAGCCTCTCTGAAGAGGAAAGGCAGAGACGGGTAGCGTATGCAGGAATACCACCAGTTGGTAGTCCCGGAATGCGCAGCCCAGAACAGAAAAGATCAAACGCAATGGACTACGTTACTCATTTACGACGTAACGCCAAGGCTATTCGCGGTGAATTACCACCCTCTAAATAGAGGTTTTAATAAAGGAAGAACGACATGACACAAACATGGGGAACATTTTCCTCACAAATTAATGTCAATGAGCTTACCGAATTTGTTCGCCATAACCCCCAAAAGCAGCTAGGCTTTGCTCAGCTGTGTAATCCGCCTACTGGCGGAGCCCTTGGGCGTAATCGCGGCGATACCGTTCAGTATACTTATTACCCAGATATATCAAATGATGGCGGAGAGGTCACTGAAGATCAGGACGTGCCAACCTCCAGCATCACCCCTATCAAGGCCACCTATACTATTAAAGAGTATGCGCGCGCTCTTGAGCTGACCGAGAAGCTAGATGAGCTCTCTCGTCTTGACACTGAAAGCGATCTTATGCTCGCTCTCGTCAAGGGTCTTCGTCGCTTAGAAAACAGCGAGGCCTACGATCAGTTTAATTCAACTGATTGGAAAGTCTCTCCGAATGCGACCCCATCAAGCTCAGAGTTTGTAACCGATGGAACGCTAACCGCGGAAGCCGGTTCCGATTTAAGCCGCGATGTTCTTCGCTTCGTAGTGAAGAAAGCTCGCTTGAACAACATCCCATTCTTCGATGGTGAGAGCTATGTGTTCATCACCGGCATCGAGTCTATGGACGAATTAGTCTATGACGATGATGTTGTTACCACCCTCCGCTATGACTCTGGAAAGAGCGCTATGAACGGAGAGGTCGGACGCGTGGTTAACTGCCGTCTCATTACCGACAATCATAAGATTGCTAAGGCCGGCAGCAGCAGCAAGCCTAATATGGATGATGGATTCCTTGTTGGCGCTGATGCAGTTGTGCACGAGGTTGCTATGCCCCCAGAGATTCGCGCAGAAGATCGCGATCTTGGTCGCAAAGTCAAGTTCGGCTATGTATTCCTTGGTTGCTGGCAGAAGATGCTCGACCAAACTTCCCATAGTCGCGAGCACATCATAAAAGTTGGTTCAGCATAATTTATACTTGCTTCGACTCTTTTTCCAATTTGCTTGGTCTTAAGAGTTAGAACCAACGGGGGTAAGCAATTACCCCCCTTAATTAATTAAGGATATTAGCCATGACAGGTTTTTCAAATAAACACGTTATAAGAGGCGACGTTCCGGCAAGCACAGCCGATGATGCGGATCTTGCATCCTTCATCGTTCCCGCCGGGCGCGAGGTTAGCTTATATAAATTCTCATATGTAAGCCTTGGTCGCCCAAGCTCCGGCGCAGCCGTAAAGCTTGAAGTTGTTAGCTCAGCTAATAACAACCTCATCGACCTCAACGCTTCAGCCGTAGAAGGTACAATCGTAGATTCGGCAGATACTTTGCCGCATCGCATCGTGAACAGCACTGGCGCTGATGCTTATTTCAAGATCAGAACAGACGGTGCTTTTACATCGGCAGGAAAGGGTAAATTCGAGCTCCATCTCGACTACCCAGACGTGAACTAGTCTAAATCTCCCACGCTATTGCTTTGCCCTCACTCGCAAGTTGTACGGCGGGTGGGGGCTTTTTGCATTCTATGGCGCCAAGTATTTCAGATTCAAAAGACAATTGTAGGTAAGGATGGCAACATACTCAACTCTTAAAGCAACTACCCTTACACTGCTAGACCTAACAGGCTCGACAGATGCGGGGACCGTTGTAGAAACTGCGCTAGTTGAGACGCTTAAATATATTGCAGCTCGCGCGTCGCTACCTCAATTGATAGGCTCAGCTTCCGCAACTTGGGGCGCCGCTACAACCTCGATACCAATCGGCACATCTGGAAGCCCAAAGTTTAATCTATCTGATTTCGGAACTCCTAATCGACTATATGTCAAGAAAGACTCTTCCGCAGATAGTCCGGGTATTCCATATACATATTTAGAGTATCTCGATTTCTTAGACCTTAAGAACGTACCATTCGGAGACGTTCGTGATTCCCTATACGAGCCCGCCTCAATCGACGCTCGCCCAGATTACGCATGGACAATAGATCACTCCACCTCTCCAGGCGCCGTTATCGCATATCCGGTCTCGGAGGATAACGTATTAACACTATATTACAACAAGGCGCCAGCCGCCTATAGCGCTAATAGCTCCCCAGAAATTGACTCACTTTGGGATCGCCTATTAGTAGATGGCGCATTTTTAATTACCGACCAATGGCTAAAAGAGCCAGAGCGGCCACTTCCTCCTCACCTCCTCCTTTCTAAGCTTGACCCAGAGATCGATGAGTATAAGCGCGCAAAAACTTCAAATCGTAAACGCTCAACTCTTCGCCTATCTAATCGTTACGCAATTTACCCAGACCGAAGGTAGTCATGGCCATACAACCTAAAAATACTCCAGATATTCGCTTTGATAATGCTCAAGAGAAAACACCCTCTCAGGGCATAGCAATCAGGACAGCCAAGCAACTCAGCTCCAATGGGCAAGGGCTGCTAGTCGGCACAGAGTCTTCGCACGATTTAGATTTTATGTCGGCGTCAATCAATCGCTTGGCGCTCGACTCGTCTGGTAATTTAAAGCAACGCTCATCTGGCGGTTCTGCGATATTCACAAATGCTAATACTGCCGTAGTTCAGAAGTTTGCAAAGGTTGCCGCAGCCGGCTCTACGATTTCGGACGCAACAGATTTATCAGCGGTATTTAATGCCGTATCCCCCGTAGCATCCGGCGCAGGCGCCCAATTATGGGAAGCGCCACTAAATGCGGAAATTAAGGTGCTCAATAACTACGGCGCCAATGACCTCAAGCTGTATCCGCCAGCCGCAAGCGTGAGCCTCAATCATTATGCCGCAGGGGCTAATGTCCTTGTTGCCTCCAATGAAATGGCCATTTGCGTCAAAGAGGATGCAACAACTTGGTTCGTGAGAATAGTTCCGGGAGTCGTTCTGCCATAGGCTTTTATGCCAAATGTTCAGGGCTCTTTTCTTTGCCCAACATCAACCGGTAATCATTCAGTAACCGGCATAGGATTTAAGCCCCACTTAGTTATATTTTTTGGTGGCGCCAAAGCCGACCCACAAGGTGGGGGCTCTGGTGCGGATATGAATCTGTGGTTCGGTGTCGCAAATCGCGCACTCGAGCAATGGGTTTCTACTATTAATTGCATTAATGGCGCAGCTACTACGGACGCCACATCGGCATTCTCTGCAACCAGCTGCATACTGACGCATACGACCGCATCTGCAAAATTATTCGAGGCGGCCATCGTATCTATGGATGATGATGGCTTTACTGTTAACTTCACCACAGCGCCCGGAACCGCTAGGCGCATCTTCTATATCGCCTACGAATTAAAAGATTCAAGCATTAAGATTGGCACATTTACAAATGCAGCCTCTACTGGCAATCAGTCGTTTACTGGCGTCGGTTTTCAGCCAAAACTTTTGATAGCCTCCACCGGGGTAACGGATGGTACGAGTTGTTGCTTCTCACTTGGGGCTGCACTAAGTACTTCAAGCAGATGGGCGCATGCAGTAAATATAAGAGATAATAGCGGCTCAAACCTTGGTGGCGCTTACTGCACTAGAACAAGTCGATTTATAGAATACTTGCGCATTACTGGCCCGAGAGAGGCCATAGTAGCAGACCTTGTGTCGTTTAACGCCGATGGATTTACCCTTAATTATTCTACGGCGATACTAGCTAAGCAATTTGGATATATTGCAATTGCCGGCGATGACGTCGATGTTGATGTCGGCGCATTCGATAAGGGCGCGCTATCTTCTAGCTATACAGTAACCGGCATGGCATTTCAGCCGCAGGGATTGTTTATGACAATCAATCCTCTCGGCAGTATGAATGCGGGGTTTGTAGGTAACTTATCGCAGTGTATCGGCGCTTGCGACTCTGACCTCAATCAAGGCTCAGAATCAGCACTAGCCGGCGCTAGCACGAAGAACTCCAATAATTTTACCAGCATTACAGATATTGCCAACGACTCCTCTGGCTCACTGGCTACGGCGCAAGGGGCAATTACCGACCTGACCGCAGACGGTTTTATCATAACCTATGATTCGCTCGGGCTTAATATTGGGCACGGTTGGTTTGTCATTAATGGCGAACCCGAATCTAGTGGACCAAATTTCATTAAGATTAAAAATAACGTGGAAGTACCAGCCAAAGCAACGCATTACATGACAATCAGGCACGATACCGCAGACCTGACACGAGCAGACTGGACGATTCAGCTCTTTAAAAATGGGGAAGAGATTCGCGATATCGCCGTAGATGTAATTGAGAATTCGGAGCGAACCTACACTTTCTCATTTCAGAATGACGGCACCCATGATTCTCAATGGTCGCTATTGGTATATGAGACCGCCCTAGATACTCCAACTTACATGGAAATGTGGATTGTGAAGAAGAAGATAGTTGAACAGACAGTGCGGCAGATTCAGGCACGACAAGACTCTGACGGCGGCTTCTTCCAGACATCACAGGGTGGGGGATAATGGCGGAACCAACCGCAAAGCGTGGCGCACGGCTTATTCAAAAGCTTCGCCCGTCTGGAGCACTCGCCGGCAATGTATTAGACCATGAATCGAAGCAGTATAATTTTCTAGTTCTTAAGAATTGCTACGTAGACAAACGACTGGGCGGGGTAGTCAGACGCGATGGCTCGGCAGACGAGTCTATTTCTGGAACGTTAGGCGTACCGCTTGGAATGGGAGAATTCAAGGAGAAGAGCTCCGGGACAACGATCCCAATTAAGCGCTATCTTCTAGCCAATTTCGCGGGCAGCTTTTATCAGAAGATCGCTAATACTTGGTCCTCTGTTTCTAAGACATCTAGCACCAGCTTTAGCACATCTACGCCGTGCCAATTTGCTCAGATAGGGTCTGACTTATACATCGCTGGCGGTAGGCCGGCTAGATGGGGCGGCCCAGGCACTAGTATAGAGCGTATTGGAATACCAAAGCCCACAGCTGCACCAACCTTCACCATTACAGGTACGGTATCAGCAGAGACGGTAGCTACGGAGGGGTGGCAGTATATGTACACCTACTACGACTCTACGACAGGCAGAGAGTCGGATTGGTCGCCATTGTCGGCTAATACAGGAGCCGTTAGCGGCTTTATGGTACAGGTTACTCTGCCTACAGATTCCGGCATTACGAACGCTGACCAGAAGAGACTCTATAGAACGCTGGACGGGGGAGCCACTTTTTACCTTGTCGGCGCAATCGCCATTGCGTCAACTGTGGTTGACAATACTTCGCCAGATGAGGACTTAACAGCCAAAGCTGATGCTCGCGGCAATAAGGCACTGCCACCAGATGGTGCGTTTATATGTGCCAAATACGCACAAAGAATCTGGATGGTGGATGCAGATAATCCATATCGGATCGTATTCTCTAAGCCATATATAGGTACTCAAGTAGACCTGGAGTATTTTCCAGAAAATAACTATGTGATATCGAACGAGCCGGTTACGGGATTTTTAGTTATCCCTGGCAAGATGTTGGTTTTTCATCCTCGTTCTATCTCTTATATCTCTGGTACTTCTGAAGACGATTTTGTATTCCTGCCATTTAAGGCCGGTGTAGGTACAATCTTTCCAAATTCGATAGCAACAAATGGCACAAATATCGTCTGCCTCGCAGAGCAGGGTTGGGTCGATATTACTCAAGTACCATCGGGCAACTCTCGCGAAATAGACGAGATACTTCAGCCAATTCTATCTGGCCAATATAACGCGGCCATGTATGCGTCATGCGTATGGTCTCCGTCAATTAAGCAGTTTTTATGCTTAGTGGTGGCACAAAGAAGTGCATCGGAATTATGGGAGGAGGTGGGCACAGGAGATATAGAGGAATGGGAGGACTCCGGTACGCTAGCGACCGAAACATGGGAAGACCCAGATAGCCCCAATCCTGTGGCGGCCATGAACATTCGCATGTGGGGCTGGTCTCCAGAATTCTCTACGCCAGAAGCCAATCGATGGCATGAATACACCTGGCCAACCATAACTGATGGAAATAGCAATGGAGCTTATCCGACTTACCTCTTTCACCCAGAGCCGTCTGCCGATATCGGTCAACCCCAACAAGATAGAACGTTTATGGGGTACTATACTGGTAGCGCAGGCAAGATCAGAGCTTGCTTTAGAAAGGATAAAACCCAAGATGATTCGACTACGTTCACGGCGGAATTACTCACGGGCCGCATTACTCCCGGCGACGAATCCGGGGCGTACAAGCGCGTATTGGGTATTGGTTTCTCTGGCTCTTATAGCGACCTCACATCGTCTGGGACGAATACTCTACAGTATCTTTTAGACTTCGACGATCCACATCTGCGCTCGTTCGCAGGTTCGCTATTAACCGTCAACGCAAGTAGTACAGATTATAAGACTTTCCCGCAGGGACTTTGCAGATTCATGCATTTATACATTACAGACACTAGTAATTCTCAGAATAAAATATTGCTAGGTGACTGCTATATTCATTACAGAGAACGCGCACGAAGAGAAGGAAGATAATGGCATACGGCGGAAATTTACAAGGAATTAGAAATTTACCAGTTGGTAGTCCTAGAGGCCCTCTTACTCCAGGAACTCGCGGATTTGAGCGACAGTGGGAGGCTATTAATAAAGCTGGTGGATCGTTGCAGCCAACGGGCATCGGGCCGCGTACAAGCCTAAGCGGCCTACCTCCGCAGATTTTTGGAACTCCAGGCGGAATGCCGGGCGGCGGTATGCAGCCACCAATGCAGAATATACCATCTACTGGTGGCGGGCTAACTCTTAATGGCCCCGGCGTAGCTCCTGGCCCATCAAGCAATCCTGCTCTTGATATGTTTAGAGACCTATATCAGCGCAATACCGAGGGGTCTATCCAATCATTTAATCGCTCAGCCAATCGACTAAGAGAGCGGCTAGATTCTGCCGGCGCAGGCGCAGCTCAAAATGCTACGAACAATGCCCTTTCGCGCGGATTCGTGGGCGGAAATTTACAGGGCACTCTTCAGGATCTTGAGGGGCAAAAGCTTGGCGCCTATGGTCAGGGGCTAGTTGGACTAGAGAGTGAATTTGAAAAGAATCGATTGCAGGGTTTAGATAACGCACTTGGTGCCGCTCAGGGCATCAGTGGTGATTATCAGAGTGGCGCAGATAGAGCGCTCAAGGAGTGGCTCGCTCAGTTCCAGGGCAATGTCGATCTTACGATAGCTCGCGAAGGCAATAAGACAAATTTAGATTTAAACAGAATTAATAATAACAGTCGCAGCCTACAGGATTTACTAGATAACCTTGTCGGCGTTATTGGTCAAGGGGGTAGCTACTAATGTATGACATGGAAAAATTTTCGCCAGAACAGATTAGGCAGTTGCTTCGTGCTCAGCAAACGCAGGCAAACGCTCAGCAGACACAGGCCGATGCTCAAATGACGCAAGCAGGTAGGTCAACTCCTATCGACTTCGATTATGGCGCTGGCGCAAATCAAATGGCGCAAACGCTAGCTGCCGAAGCCGGGCCCCAAGCGGCAATTGCGCGCATGTTATTTGATACAACTAAGCGCGATCCCAATCCTGCCGTTAGAGCCTCCGGCGTCAGTCAATTACAATCTGCGCTGCGCAGTTTTATAGGCAGAGGTGGCGGTGGGCTAGGTCAAGATATGGCGGCTAGACAAGCTGCCGCACCTGCTCCAATTCAGCAAGCGAGAGCAACCGGCCCCGGCCCATTTGGCTCATCGCAGGCTTTGCTAGACCCAGCAGAACAATTGAGACAAATGCGCTTACAGCAGATCGCTGACGCAATGCAGCAAGCCGAATTGCGTCGTATAAATGATAATAGAGGTTTTGCACAATCTCGAGAGGGTCGCTCTCAGGGCGCCTACGAGATGCTTATGAGATTACTGCCTAAATTCATGGGGAAAATCTAATGTCAATATTCGATGATATCCTAGCGGCAGCACAGACGTTAGTGACTCCATCCAGCTATATTCCGCGCGTTAGTCAAAAACGCTCAGCCGAATTAGACGCGTTAGACAGTCAACAGAGCGCTGGACCAATCGTGTCTGGTCTTGGCCTATCGTCAACTCAGGGAGTGCAGGCATCGCCGATTGAACTTCAGCGGGCTGCCGAACTTGCCGCAGCAAATCGTGCGCGAGCCACAGAAAAGGTTGCGCAGGCCCAACTAGCCGAGGCTCAAGTACCATTGCAGATGCTTCAAGCCCTTAATGCCGCTAGCTCGAAAGGCACTCAAACATTTGTCGCTAAAGGCGATAAGATGCTCAAAGGCGAAGGGCTTGGTGGTTCCGGCGGCGGAAATGTTTCTAAGGTTAAATCAATACCATCAGAGGCCGAGAAGACGCTTAAGTTATTCGGGCTACCAGGCGAGGCCGCCGTAGCCAATCCAGAGATATTACAGCAAATATCGCTCCTTAAGCAGTTAGGCTTTATGACTGAAGGCGATAAGAGGGCGGAGCAGTCTAAGCAGAAAGCACAATTAATTGAAGCGCTTTTTAAGAACGAGAATCTTCCAGCCGAGTTCATGCTCGCACTTTTACAGTCGGGCCTTGGCGGTAGCGAGGACGCATTGACCAATTATGCGAAGAAGCTACAAGAGAAGGAGTAATTAGTGGCCGATATCTTAGACCAATTGCTAGCTACGACAACGGATATGGACGTGCGCAAACAGGCGCTAGACGTCCAAAATATCCAGAGACAGCTAGAGAAGTCTGGTATTGACGCATCGCTCGCTCAACCAAGAGAGTCCATGCTCATGGCTGGACTGAATTTTCTGGATAAGGGCGGTCAGGCAGTGCGTGGCATTATTGACTCCGCTTTTGTTCGTGGCGACATCTTTCAACCGGATGTTGGACTTGGCATTGAGCGTGCATGGCAAGAAAGGACGAGCTCGGGTGACGTGTTAGGACGCATAGGTCTCGAGCCAGGCGTAGGTCGGGCAACTGCCGGGTTAGCGCTAGACGTGCTTACGGACCCTCTAACTTGGATCACATTCGGCGGTGGAGCAGCTGCGAAGGCGGGCGGAAAAGCGCTGACTAAGACCGGCGTTGCCGCAAAAGATGCGCTGCAAACTGGGTTAATGGCCCAGGGCGTTACGGATTTCCTAGATGTCTCAAATAAGACAGATGATTTCTTTAGAAATATATCGGAGATAGCCGGCAAGACTAAGGAGCTTCGTAGCTCCGGCGGTGAGGCAGCAAATCTATTAAAGCGCGAAATCGCAGACAGGGTTGCCGTGGTGGCCCCAGACTTATCTCAATTAGGCATTGATCCGACTGGCATTGAAGAACTAGCCAAACAAGTATTTAAAAAGCCTAGTATCAACATCGGGCTTAACATTCCATTCTTAGGGCACTTAACTGGTGGTAACAAATCTGCACTGAAAGAAGTTGCTACAGGTCCTATTATCGATATCGCTGCCAAGCCAATTAAGAGCAGGTTAGCGAAGGTGTCTAGTGCCGTCGGCGAGATTATCAAGCCTCAGAAAATTGGCGGTGAGATAGAGATTCCTCCGCAAGTAATAGAGTTAGTTGGCAACATCAATAGCTTTGCTAAATCTAAGCTCGATCAATTCGGGGCAGTAATCGGCGCAACGCCAATAGTAGGGCCGTCGGCTAAAGGCGTAGGCGATATACTATCTGCAACAAAAACAGGTTTTCAAAGAATCTTTAATCGCAAGGCTCTTACTGGCGCTAGGCCTTATAACCTAGACCTAGAGCTCAAAGATGGTATTCAGGCCGCATCGGATGCCGCTCATCGCGTTACGCTCGATAGGTTTAAGCCTTTTATCTTCGCCACAGATAATGCCGGCAAACTCATCAAGAATGAGGCTGGAATTAACGCACTCAGGGAAGCGACTCAGATTATAGACTCGCAGGCGATGAATCCACTTATTCAGCTTGCGCAAGATGGCGCATTAGAGGGGCAAGATGGGCTATTAAAAATAGTGCGCTCATCCATTAAGGGGCTTGAGAATATAGACATGACGGACTTACGCAATCTGTCCGTCAATATGAATCATGACGAGATATTCCGCGCTGGCATAAATGCAGTATTAAACTCTAATGAGTATGACAATCTCACTAAGGATGCCGTTCGCGCTATTATGTCATCGTTCGATGAGATGGCGCTTTCGGAGCGCGCAGCTGGTTTAAATACGACCTTCCTTGAATCCTATATACCACATCGATATTCCAATTTAGTCAAAGATAAGAGTGGTATTACCACATATAGCCCAGGTGGAATTAAGGGCGCCTTCATGAAAGAAAGGACCTACAAGACTTTCTCTGAGGCGATACTCGATAGAGGGCTCATACCAAATTTAGACATACTAGCATTACATCGCGATAGATTCAGGGCTGGTAGAATTGCAATAGCTAAGCAGAATTACTTTCAGCGCATGGTGCTAGAGAACGGTATTAGCCTCAATGAGTATAAGAAGCTTATCGCTGATGCCGAGCTTAATCCTACTGGGCCATCTGCGCAGTTATTGAATCAAAGAGGATTTGAGCTACCACCAACATTGACTAGCGAGCAGCGAGCTCTGGGTGAAAGCGTATTAGCCGCGCAATCAAAGGCTCAAAGAATAGCCGGCCAGGCCATGCAGGGCAAGGTGCGCTCAACTGAGGACATCCTCAACGATCTAATCCCAGGCTCTACTGAGATGGCCGAAATGTCGCCAGAGGCATTCCGCGCTGCTCATGGGGCGGCCAGGGATGTAAATGCGTACATACATAATCAACTCTATAAATTCGGTGAGATTCCAAAGGATGCACAGATACCGCAAAAAGTTCTCGGCGAGATTGCGGGTAAGGTAAAGCTAGGCAATGAGGAATTCGTAGTACCATCCCAGATAGCAGATGCCATTAATGAGAATCTGAGAGCCCGAGATATTCTACGCAGCTCCATAGGTCAAACTGCTATTGGAAAGAAATTCCTCGACGTTATCGATGGCGCAAATAATTTTAATAAGAAGCTAGTAACGCTGCCGTTCGCCCAGTATTGGACGAACAACATGATCGGCGATGCGTTCTTTAAGTACTTCGATGGCGGTATAGCTGCCTTAGACCCAGGCCTTCAGGCTCGTGCTTTCAACGTGCTCAATGGCAGAAGCGCATTGCGTACAGCTAGCGGCCATATCATTGACTCGCCAACGCTTAAACGTCTCATGTCGCAATATGGCATGGATTTCTCGGCATCCGAAATGCGCGATATGATTGATGCAGCAGGGAAGATTGACATCGATAGACTTATTGCCCAGGAGGGCGGGAACGCATTACAGAATTTAATGAGCGGCAAGATCGGGCTCGCAGCAGACCAGGCCGCAGATTTCATGCGTGATAATTTCGAGCGCTTTAGTCGTGCATCTCATTTTATCCATCATTTAGAAAGAGGCTCTACGGCAGTAGATGCAGCGCGGGCCGCTAACGAGGCGCTGATTAATTATCGAGACCTATCGACTGTAGAGCAAAGCATATTACGTCGCATGTTCTTCTTCTATGGTTGGACATCGAAGGCAACCAAGAAAGCTATTGGTTCCATGATTAGGCAGCCAGGCGACTTGACATCACAGTTACATGCAGCTCGAGCTCTCTCTGGCGTTTTTGGCGGAGACTTAGAAGATTTAGATACGAGAGATAAGCGCCTGCTAGCATCTCAAACAATGCTTGAGCAAATGGCCATACCGCTCGGCAAGGGCAAGGATGGAAAAACAATCGTCGGCAGAGTATCGGCCCTACCAATCAATACACCATTATCCTCATTCTCATTACAGATGCCGAATTCATTTAAGGTCGGCGAGCTAGCAGATGCAGCGTGGGACAGCACTAAGCGCACAGTTCAGAAGCAATTTGCCGCATCCAATCCAGTTATTAACGCGGCAGCGCAGTATGTCTCTGGCAAGAATTTATATTTCGACAAACCGCTATCGGCAGACTTCTTAAGGAAGGTGCCAAGCTTCGAGGCAGCGGCTCAGAAGTTGAACGCATACGCATTCGACGCAATTCCCGAATCGGTATTTGCAACGATAGATGATGGCGTTAAGAAATTTCTCGGTGGAGTACCGGATGGCAAGGGGCGGATCATAGTTCGTCCTGGCGCATTCTGGACAATGGTTAACCTTATACCGGCCATAGGGCGAGCTATCTCGACCGGCAATTCGCTTGTGGCTAGCGAGATACCAACGTTGCAAGGGCTATTACAGACTGGCGCCGGCGTGAAGATCGAAGAGCAGACACCGGAGCGCAATTTTCTAGGCACATACAAACAGAGACTTCAAGAATTAGCAGAAGAAGGTTCGCTAAGGCAACGCAAGAAGAATGCCAAAGAAGGCATCGACTAGCGCAATAGCCAGAAATCTTAAGTCTTAATAATACCTAAATCGACCAATTAGGAGGTTCTCATGGCGTTTGTTCAGACGCAAAAGCTACCTGCACATTTCTACTCATGTACTCATCCACTTCGATGGAGCGATGAGTTTGCAGATACTAGCGGGGAGGAGCGTTACGTTCTTACTCCATACGAGATTATGCGTAAAGACCAGCGGAATGAGCATTATAATAAGCTCCTCACTGGATGCAGGCTGCCTTCTCGCAAGTGTAATTTTCAAGTTATTCAGTGCTTAAGCTTTCACCACTCCTACTCTAACAAGCATAAGGATTGGTGGGATAGATATCGAGACTGCCTATTTAGGGTGTTTGTTGTTCCGTTCACACATTATGAGAAGAGGGTTAAGGCCCATTACCAGTGGTATATCCTGTGCCCGGAAGATACCGAGATGCTCATTCGCTATGAGGCAAGCTTAAAGGGGATATACATACCGAAGCGCGATCCTATTAGCGAGCCATGGGTTAGCGAGGATAAACGTTTACGCAAGGTGCGATTATTGCCCACCGAGGCATGTAGGCATTGGCGCCATGAAACAACTGCCGGAGCGCTGCCGGAGGGGTTATGAAGTTCTTCCGCTTAGAAGACCCCATTTATAAATTCAATTGGTATGTGCAGTTTGGTGATTCCGTGCAGAGCGCCGCGCAGCGCTTCCAGGAAGCCACATCATGTCAGACGTGGGACATATCAAATTCAGCTCACGCAATCTTCACGTCGGCAAACGATTTCTGGGGCGGGCTACTCTGGTTTAGCGAAGCCAATCCAAGCCCCGGCACTATTGCCCATGAGGTGATACATGCCACTTTCCACGCCATGAGAAAGCTCGAGGCGAAGATTGTAGATGAGCATATAGAAGAAGTTTTTGCGTATTACGCAGATTGGTTAGTTCAACATATTACAAAACGAAAAAGAAAATGAGTCACGAAAAGCCAACCGAGCGCATTGCTAGATTGGAGACAAGGCAAGATATATTGGAGCAAATTCAGAAAGATCAGGCCGAGGCGATATCCAGTTTAGATAGCAAGCTAGATGAATTAGTTAAGCAAGTCTCCTCCATTAAGATGGCATTGATAGTTATAGCGTCAGCCGCAGCGCTCTCAGTTCCATGGGAAACGAAGCTCTCATTAATCAAGTCTATCCTAGGATTTTAAATGCGCACGAAGGCCCATCGAAGCATTAACTACGATCTGTGTGGTCAATCGATAGGTCAATTATATGTCGAGGGTAGAGTTTTAAACACCCCGGACATCGGCGCGCGCGATTGCATTTGGCTTTGCTATTGCAATATTTGTCAATCGAGCTGCATTAAGAAGGGGTACGATCTACGTAGTCGCAAAACTAAATCGTGCGGCTGTAGGTCTAGTGGCAGATCTAAATTTAACTCATCGAGAAATGATCATGGCTACATAATGCTACATAGGCCATGGCATCCCAATGCCAAAAAGGACGGTCGAGTTCTTGAGCATGTTCTAGTCATGTCGCACATGCTCAAGCGACCGCTTAGAGATGGTGAAACCGTTCACCACAAAAACGGCATACGAGACGATAATCGCCCAGAGAATCTGGAGTTATGGACTAGCCAACATGGCCGGGGCGTCCGCGCATCTGATTTGACGAAATTCTGCATTGAGCATTTAAAAATCTACGCACCGTGGAAGTTACGGGAGTCATGAGTTTTCATCAGCAAATTGGCGAATTAATTAACCGCTACTGCATACAGTATAAATTACGTCCCGATATTGTCGGCGGGTTAATAATGCAGGAATCGAGTGCGATGCCTTTAGCTACAAGGTTCGAACCTGGATTTAAGCGAAAATATTTAGATGGTAAGAGGCTAGGGTATTTTATACCCGATTCAACGCGAGTACCCCTAGAGTATGAAGTTTTACAACGCGCCACAAGTTTCGGTTTGTGTCAAATTATAGGGGAGGTGGCTCGCCAGTATGGAATTAGGTCTACTTGGTTAACCATCATCTACGAGCCCTCTGTCAACATAGAGCTTTGCTGCCGCATCCTTAGTCGTAACCTGGGCGACATGCGAGACGAGGCGGCCTACCGAAAGGCGCTACTCCGATACAATGGTGGCGGAGATCCCGAATATCCAGACAAGATTTTTAAGCGCATTGAGCGCGGTGAACATAAAAGGTTTTTTGAGGGTGAATAATGGATGAGAATATGGCGCGTCAATTGCGCGCGGCCCTAATGAATAAAATAGCTGAAATGGTGCTTGGTGGTCAGACTCGCCAAGCTAATGAGATGAGAGGACTTGCCGGCGCAGACTTCACCTCATTCTCCCCAGATGAATTATCCTCGGCAGTTCCAGACTTCGACTCTCTCATTAGAGAGCAGGATTCTAAAGAACAGGCGCTCAATTCCGGCGCCATGGTTCAAGACCTAGCGAAGTTACTCAGACTAAACCGCTAAACAATCACATAAAAATGGTAAATATTCTTAGGCGCTTAAGCGTCATTGTAGCAATCTATATAGTAATAGGCGCACATAAGGCAGAGGCGCAGCATATTGGCTTAGCCGCATTGCCGTTACTTGATCCGCGCTATCCAGTTCAGGATGTTTATGAAGTACTCCGTGAGAGCAACCGTCCGGCAGTTAATATCCTCTATGGCACGTTTGGTAAAAGCCCGGTCAATCTCAACCGTCTTCTCGAACGCATGGTTAGTCATCACAGTGAGTGGCTCGCTCCTTTACGTATTGGCGTATATGTTACTTGTGGACCTTGTAGACGTCCTCGTCGGGACGGATCGCTTGAACACTTCGCGCCGGGATTAACCATCTCCGAATTTAATAGGGCAATAGAGCGCAAGAACAGGGCAATTAATAGAGTAATACAAGACCAGTATCGCAAGCGCGTTCGTAAGATATTAGCATTATCAGACCAATGGGCCGCCTACCCAATCGAATGGCGCATCTTCCCGGAATTAGAGGATAATCTCAGCGTCAAGGCTCGGATAGTTTTAATAAAGATACTCAGAGAGGAGTTGCGGGTACATCCGTTAAATTTCGTTTGGTCCATTGCTATTAATCCATTGGAGCATGCCAGAATTGCCGGCATTCCATTGGAGGTGCATAGCGCCTCGGCTTCGCTAGCGTCAAAGCTTCTACCTGGCGATGCCGTATCATTCGATGGCGTCGACGAGTTTCCAAGTCAAAATTTAATCGACACACTTAGAGCTCGCAAGGCTGACTATCTATATTGGGACCGCGCAATGCAGGACCCTAACAAACCCGTCTCTCAGCGGCGCTATGCAATTCAAAACAAAGAGCGACTCAAGGCGCTGATGCGCGGAAAAGTTTTATAAAAGGAAAAGACTATGTTACCAATTCCAATCATATTTGGCATTATAGCTGGGCTTGATAGGGCGCTATCCCTAATACCATTTAGCGGTAAAAAAACCAAGTTAGGTCTAGCACTTAAAGCTGTAGTTACACTATTCCCTGGGCTCGGCCAGTTCCTCACTCCAGACGTTGTAGACGCTCTCGATGTGTTAGCCAATGCGCTGATAGGCGTCGGTGCGTTTCATGGAATCATCAAGGATGAGCACTTAAAGCTCAGAGCCTCCCCAAAGCTTAGAGCAAGACGTCGGTAGTTATGAATAAGTACCTACGTTTTGTAGCGGGCTGCGCGCTCGTTGCGGCATTCGTGTATCTATCTATAGCCGTCAGACCAGAGGCCTTTCGTCGCGACCAATTCAAGATGCTTGTTATCTGTGGTGGCGAAATGGACTGCGAGGCTCATAACGAAGCCGTTAAGGGCGCCGTTAAGTTTCTGCATGATAACTTCATCTATGTTGATTTAGAGAGCGGGCCACGCTTCCACCAGGAGGTGTATTCGCCATGGCTAGGCCTCGAAGGTTTATCCATCATAGTGCAGCGCGCCATATGGCGTAATCTTATCTCGGGCAATGTCAAGAAAGACTATGACATGATTAATCTCGCCCTACCCTATAAATCTAAATACCCATACCTTCCATGGGAGGCTGGTATCATCGGGTTAGCTGATGGAATTTGCACCGTACCAAATAGGCGCAATTCAATAGTGATTACTAAGCAGACCCAAGAGCCTGTATTAGATAGAATGATTATCGAGCACGAGATTCTCCACGTCTTGGGCGCGCCACACTCAGACTCCGGTATTATGACCGCAACCGCAGATAATCCTAAAGATGGCGAGTTTCTTGCGAGGGATACCAGGGAATACGTAGATAGATGTCTACGCAGGCCATGGAAATAGCTTAACGCTTATTGGGCAACCTCCTCTTTCTTGCTGCCAAAAACCACGGCGGTGCATTGTATAGTAAGAGGCTCTGTGTTTACAATTTGACCAATAAACACACCTGGCTCGAGCGCCCTGGAGCGCATTAAGCGATTCCTCTCCGGGGTAGATGCAATATGCGCAATGATATAATGATTGATTTGCGCAGTCATATGCACGTCGGTTTCGCTAATGATAGATGTTATATACCCAAAAAGCGGAACTATCTGACCAACCTCGGGCTTAGTCATCGCAATCTTGACATCTCCACCCTGTATTGTTTCTACGACTTCATTCAATAATTCTTTACTCATATCAATCTCCGCGCCCGTACCGTTTTTGTGAAGTACGGAGTTAGTCACCCCTCCCGGCCTGGTCAGCCGGCTGGAGTGCGTTTTCTTCTTCTTGTAATGCAGGATAATAAGTATATCCGCATTCTGCTCTGCTCTGACTTTTGCCATAGCTCCGCCCACCGCCAATGAGATAGTCCGCTCTCTTTGGCGTTAGCTGAATGACGTGATGGTTATCAGATAATTTGACGGGCCACGGATATTTAATAACTTCATCGGTGCGCAGATTTTTACCACTCCGCTTACTGCTTCCAGCTTTTGCGTCGCCCTCAACGCGCACGGGGCACTTGAGCTTATGAGCAAGCTCCACATGTTCGCGCAAATACTCATCTCTTCCACCACCCTCTGCCTTGCCGGCCAACCTGTCTAGCCTTTCGTACCACTTCTCACTCATACGTCTCCATCCTTCTTCACCACCGTACCGGGCGTCTTCTCTTTCGCCAGCTCATTAGAGAGGACATCAATCATCGCCACTAAGATTTTGATGACGTTCCTAGCACTCACTGGCCATACGTCCATTCCGCGCTTAATGCGTTTCGCAACCTCGTGCATTTCTTTATCGATGTTAAAATTTGATACGCGCATAGTGTGTAATCCTTGACATGTGAATCTTCTTGCCTGATCTAGTTGCATACTCGCCCGTGCCTAAATTTACGTCCTCAAAGACAACCGTTGCCGCAGTTGCCTTTGCGGTGGCGGCGATTGTGGCAATAACGGGCAGCTCATGGGGCGCTGGGGCGCCTGAGTTCCACCATAATTGGGCTGCGTTTCCAACCCAATCGGGGCATGATTGACATTCTGGCGTTTTGTCGTCGCCACAGATTTCAATAACCTGCCGAGCTCGCTCCTCGAGCTTCTGCCTATCCCTGCCATACTCGTAAAGTACCGCCGACACGTCTTGTAGTAACTTATCATCCATAGACACCTCTATTTCTTACCTTCCCACCAAATGCCGCCTAGCGCCCTTGCAATGCCAAACATTGCGTAGCTCGCCATTCGCTTTAGCGGGTTTTTGCCAGATAGCTCAAGAAGCTGAGCCAAGAAATGCTCATCCACCCTCTTCCTAGACATAAATTCCTGCGCCCATGAATCCTTGGTGTACGCAGAGTCATGCCAATTACAGGCTGGCTTTGCCCAGCCGCCAATTTGAATTGGCCAAATTCCGCACTTATCACCCTTCGTGTCGCCCATGCTAACCCCACAAATTAATCGAGCGCGCCTTGAGCTCTTCGTAGAATTGATCGCGAGCCAACTGAAGTGCGTCGTGCACCTCTTCTGATAAGGACTCATATTTCAATCTACTACGTAAGTAGTTATCGAATTCCTGCATTGCGCACATGATGTCATTAACGCGCAGCATGTTTTGAATTGTCTCAACATCTTCTGGCTCAACGGCCTGCGCGGTGATTGTGTACTTCATATATTCTCACCTAGATAATTAGCTACTACGTATGGGAGAAGATTGTCGGGGATGCGCCACAGATAACGAGCATCCATATCCGAATAATCCTTGACGCGAGGATCTATCTCTAATGTTCTCGGGAAGCCATTTAGGCCAAGTCTGCAATCCATCTCATACGCAACTACCGCCTTATCGATGTTGTAAACCTCCTGCTTCTCGGGCTCCGTGGGAACGGCCTTAAATTTATTGAGTATCGCACTCTCGATATTATCATATGTGGACGACCAGGCCGGTGTAAGGAATCGCTTGTGCGCAGTTGGAACGTCCATCATATAGGCCTCGGCCGCATCGTGGAGCAGGGCATATCTAAAAGCGGTTTCCCGACCTCTGAAGAACGAAGCCACCCCTACTGAATGTCGCAGTACGGTGATGCTAGATTGGCCGTTGTATCTGAAGATGGAGTTAATCCCAAAGAGAATGTCGCGAAGGTCGGCGTCCCACCCCTTGAAATGCGTGATGTCTATACGCTTACCGCTATTTGTATATACGTAATCTTGCTCTCGCATCTTATCCTCCTAATGTGAGTCGCGCCCTCTATACATAATTAATCCCTAGCGTTACTCCTAATGATTGGCGGATTCACTAATAATGGGCGCTCGAACGCGCCTAGCATGTCGTCGATGCGGGCTAGCGCACTCTTGATATTGTTAGCAGCAACGAGCGACGGTGATGCGCTGACACCATATAGGTTCTGAAGTTCCATATCGTAATAATATGCGCGATGAATAGCGATCTTCTTGCCGCCAGCAATCTGGTGCTCGACCAATCTAAAGTCTGCCCATAATGGCGGTGGAGACTTAAACATCTTGCGCTCTACGTTTGATTGGAAGATTAATGGGGATGCTCGTCCTGAAAATAACAACCATTGAGGGGAACGGGGCGGAGGATTTGGCTCCCACGAACTTGAGGCGACTTTTAATAAAACGGACTTCAACTTGCCTAAAAGGCCAAATATACGCATGGAACCACCTCGTATCTGTACGGGCTGGTAAAAGCATTACTGTCGTTGCCCTACCTGCCATCGCCTCTATGAGGGCCTTCTCTACCCAAAGCCCGATATCGCGTCCATATGGCGGGTTGCAATAGCAGACACCATCCCATTTAGACTCGAGCGCATTCGTCTCTTTAGTGTGATAGACTGGACAGAGCGCATTCGTATCATCCGCAGCTACATCACACGTAAAGTTAAATTCCTCATCTAGTGCATGAAAGAGCTCTGGGGGCGTGCACCAGTCTGATTTGGCTGATGAAAAAAGAGCTTCCCTATTCAACATCGGCAACCTCCACGTTTCCGCGATGCGTTACTGCCCGAACAAACTGCTCTACGTCGCCCTCTCCAAGCGAAGCTAGAGATAGAAATCTGGCCGGATCGCCCTGTACTAGCCTCAATAAATCGCGATATTTCTGCGGCATTCGCGCAACCGTCTCGCGAAAATTTGCGTACCACCAATTGAAGTTTTTGGGATTTTCGAGTGGTGGAATTTCTTGGTCCGAGATTATTATTGATGTCTCTTGCTTACCGAAAACGCTAGATACGCTCGCATAGATAGTGCGCTCAAAATACGAAAGTCCCGCATCTCTAGCCTCTTCTATTAAATGCAACCTTTCTTTCTTTGACATAAACCACCTCACAACCTGCGTCGGATGCAAGAACTTTACCGACCACTACTACCTGGCCCATTTTCGCCCCTTGGCGTTCTTAGGCCTAAATCCTTAATATTCGCGACCTCCTCCGGTTTCTCTGTGTAAATTCCATGAATAATTAATTGAGCGACCCTATCACCTGGCATGATATGGTAATTACTCTTTGAATGATTATGGAGTAACACGGATATCTCCCCCCTGTAGCTCATCGCTATCAATTCGGTAATTGCAACTATCCCCTGAGTCGCAAGCCCCGCTCGAGAGACAATCAGTCCTACGCTGGCTGGTGGAAGGACTATTCTCAGACCCGTCTCTACTCTCGCACTCTCCCCCTTCATGAGTATCGTGTGCGTGGTAGCACAAAGATCGTAACCCGCCTCGCCCGGCCTTGGTGGCAGAAAGTGACATCCTGACTCTTTCGCGCTCCGCGTCAGATAATACAGCATTTTTCATTACCCTTTGAATCAAATTGAAGCTTCTAGTCATGGCGTTCTTTGCATTGCTAATGGTGGCATCTGGCCAAAGTTCCCCTGGTGTATAGCCGGCGAACTTTGCGATTGCGACTGCCGCTAGTGGCGCGCCGACTTTATCTACCAATTGCT